GATTATTATAGATTTCTTAGACTTAAGGAAATCGTTGGTAAAGATACTATGGATTTACTTGATAAGGTTCTTGATAATGAATAGTTTTTATTCAGATTTGAAAGATGGGAAACAAACGGAGAATGATGTTTTGAGCATTATAAAGAAAAAATACCCTAAATCTTATATTATTGAGGGTTATTTTAAAGATTATGATATTTATGTTCCTGAAAAAAATATGGGAATAGAAGTTAAAAAAGATGTTAAATCACAGGAAACAGGTAATCTTGTTATAGAGGTTGAGTTTAATGGTAAACCTTCAGCATTATCTGTAACAAAAGCAGATTACTGGGTATTTTATGATGGAGATAGTTATATTTGGATCACACCTAAAATGTTAAAAGATCTAACAGAAACCTGTGGTCATGTTGTAGAATTTGTAGGTAACGGAGATACTAAGTCTAAAAAAGCCTATTTAATGCCTAAAAAACTTGTAAAAGATTTAGCAACGCTTATTACCATACCTCACGAATCTTAACCGCTATATTGTAAGTTTTATGAGCTACTTGTTTTATACTTAATGTATTTTGATCAAACTTAGCAATACAAAATTGGTCAGGATTATCATTATCAGAATCAGGTTGAAATATAAATGGTAATGCACCACCTAAGGTTTTATTCCATACCTGAGCCACAAAAGAATCATCTGTAAACATATTGTATTCAAACTGGTTTTCTGTATCTAAATCTGCATCATTATATCCTGATATTGTTTCATTATAATTTGTGTTCATATAATTAGATGCAAATAAATCAGTATCTGCTATATATGAGAACTTTAGAGTCCAAGTTCTTCTTCCATTTCTTTTAGCACCACTTAACATTTTATCATCAGAAAACTCTCCTACTGAAAATGGGCTATTATAATTACCATCATTAACCCAACATGGTGCTCCTGTTTGCCTTATATTGGTAAGAGTAGAGCCACTTGAAGTTTCAATTTCATCATAGCCATCAAACTCTATTTCCATAGTTAAATTTAAATCAACAGAATTAGGCATAGTATACATAACACCCATACTAATAGCACCTACTTGAAAATTGTTAAAATTACCATCAATAGGCGATAATAAATTAAATCCTGTAAATCTAACATTATCATCTTCTGTAGGAACATTGTCAGAATACCAAAGAGATGATCCATTTAAAGATAATTCTGTAGTACCTGAATTTAAAATTGGAATATAATCAGGGTCGCCAATGTAATCAGTTTGATTAACGCTAGGCATAAAAGCAGAAGATTGTATCTCTGCACTACAATTACCTAGATTATGGTTTAATAATGCACCATACCATTTCATATTACCTGAAAAATCCATACCCTTTACCATATCTCCACAAGGTATAAAAAATCTCATTGTACTAGCATCGCCTTCTGTTCTTATAAATTGTTTTGATAGATGAGGGGATAATGTAAAAGCAGACTCGTTATTTAAAGGTGTTTCGTTCGCATCATCGCCTAGTTCATTATTTCCTGCTGTTTCATTTATATATGATTCTGTATCTAATCCAATAGCCCTCAAATACATATAATTATCTATAAAAAATCTTGGTGTTCCTACGTTTTGATAAGCCATTAGTATTTACCTCCTTTAGTAATTTTTTTAACTTCTACTTTTCCTGACTTGGTTTTTATATCTTGTGATGTACCTGTTTTAATCGGTACATCTTTCTTTAATCTTTTGTTTAAAACTTTGTTTAAAATTACTTTATTTTTAGGTTTTTTAAAAAATGAAACAGATTTGCCCACAGGCTTTGATTCATTTGTTATTGACTTGCCTGACATATAAACCTTTTCTTTAGGATGATAATTGTAATATCCCGTATAACCATCAGCAAGTGGTTTGTTAGCAAATAAGCCTCTAATACTATCATCATCTATACCAGTTCTTATAAGAGGATCTTCAACAACAATGCCTTCCTCTAATAGCAATAAAGAATCATCTTCTAAATTTGTTTTACTATTATTTATTAAATCTAACCTATCTATATCCTCTACTTTAAGATTAACTTTTTTACCACCTAATGTTACTATATATGCTTTAGATATTTCTAAAGTTCCATCATATCTAAATAGTATATTGTCATTTCTTAACTTTTTTAATAATAAGTTATTTATAGATATAAAACTATCTGTTATGGCTATATAATATCCATCAGGTAAATTGTTGTAAATATATATATTACCTGTAAAATATATGCAGATTCTTCTAAATCCACCATTTATATCTAACTCTACATTATTGTCAGCAATTTTAATAGTTCCTTCTGTAGCTCTAGGTATACCTGATTCAAATGTAAAGGTTAATAATCTTGCTAAATTTTTTAATTGTTTGTAATTCATTTCTATCCTATAATCTGGCTTGTAAGTTGAATAATATCTATAATGTTTACCTCGCCATCATTATTAACATCAAGTTGTGCTATAAATTCTTCTGATTGCTCAGGTGTTAGTATTTGGTTAACAAGAGTAACTATATCTGTAACATTAACAACACCATCATTATTAACATCTCCTGATATAGAAGGCTCATTAACTTGCATAAGGCTTTCTAATAAATTTAAATCAGAATCATCTATATAATTATCAAGATTTAAGTCAGCAACTCTCTTCTGTTCTGATGTAAAATATTTTTTAGAACCTAAAATAAAATCATGTAATTCTGTAACATCTTCCATACTATAATCTATACCATCATTTACTGATAATGTTCTAGTTATACTTCCTATTTTTGCTGTAAATTGTTTTGTTAATCTATGTAATTGTGTTAAATCTAAATTGATTTGTTTTTGTTTTTTATCTATAGAAGTAACAATAAAGTAAGGATATATTAATTGACCATTTCTAGTATTATAAGTAGTATAATCTTCTCCATATACTTTTACATTATTTATAAGAGAGTCAAATTTAACTATATCGCCTACCTCTAAATTCATATATTTTAATGGTAACGATATTTTAAATATATTATGTTGATTGCAATTTTGCATAAATAAAAAGTTTCTTAATCTTATAGCATCTGCTCTATCTCTTATAAAATCAGATTGAAACTCTAATACTTTATCTTCTCTATCTAATCCTAAGTATTCATAACTATATCCATCTTCATAACCTAAATCTTTATTACCAAACATATCATAAGCATCTACATAGCCTGTTTCTTCCATATATTCGTCAGTTTCATAATCTTTTTTATACTTAACATTAACAATAGTATTTACACTTTCTATAGGAGTTCTAGTAAATGAGTATTTTATAATATCATTAGCATTTATAATCATATCATGCGAATTATATTCATCTAAAATAGATACAAATGAAAATAATGATGTGCCTTTAAATAATGTAAATAAGTTAGTATTTTTGCATATATTTTCAATTAAGTTTTTAGCCTTTATATTTTCTTTAACACTAAATGCTAGTTTGTTAATTGTAGAAACTTCTCTTGTATTTTTAATATTATCTAAATCTATTTTGTCAGAAAGTTCCAATTCTTTTTCTAAAAAATGGTATATTATATCACAAGGTTTTTCAATTAACGAATGAGTGCTTTCTTCTATTATATTATCGCCTGTATATTTAAAGTTACCTTCATTATCATATTCATCTATTAAATTAATTCTTCCTTCCGAGTTTATATATAATGGAGAATCAAATGCACCTTCAAAAATAACATAATGAAGCATACTTATAGAATTGATCTCTAAATTAAACTTTGCAACATTTGATGGTGTGTTTGTATTTGTTTCATTATCAAGTCTAAAAAATAAACCTAAAGCATTATAATTGTTTACCTGATGAAAATCTGAACTTATAGATAAATATTCATCAGAAAAATTATTTATATTATCGTTAGAGTTTGTGCTATCTGCATTTACGTCAAATGTGTTATAAATAGTTGTGCTATTTGTAATGCAATCGTTTAATGTTTGGTTAATTAATACTGCCCCCTGACTATCCATATTCTCGTCAAATGAAGCCCAATCAGCTTCTTGCTCCTCAACATCTACTCCGTTTAAAACAACCTTAAAAGAATCGTCAGATGTGGGAGTAGTTCCTTCTGTATCAAATCTTGTTATAAATTTACCTGAAAAATAAGTATCTGTATGTATATCATCAGATATATCTTGGTCTTTAAATGGAAATATTGCTGCATATCTTCTTGAAGAACTACCTGTTTTATTTATTGTTATATTTTCAGGTTCAAGTGGTAATAAAGTTCCTGTGCTAAAATTAACACCTCCTATAGTAGGGTCATGGTCTTCATTTGGTTTCATCCAAGAAGTCATTGAAATTAATGTATTTTCTTTAATTCTT